CTCAAAGCCTGCACCGAGGAGCGCGCCAAGATAGCCGCCACCAAAATCATAATTAGTGCCGCCTGCTCCGATGGTCGTGAGGTCGAGGCGCAGATTAACTGTGCCGGTGCGACGACGCACGCGAAAGCCACCGCTCCAAACTGTATCGGGCTCAGGTGGCAAGCCATAGGTGCCATCTCGAGCATCGTTGCGCTCGCTCACGACCGGATCGCCATAAACAATAATCGGGTCGCGCTCGCAAGGGATTGATTTATAGGTGAGGCCCGAGTTATCGGGCAGGCCAGTCGATGAGCTGATCGAGCCGAAACTGGTCTCGATAGCTACGCTGAGAGATCGATGAGTTACGCTCATGCTGATGCCTCCAAATATAGCAGATCAAAAGGTAAAGAGAGCACAAGCGCTGTGATCTCTGAGGTCGGGTCTAGTATGGGCTCAGTGACAGGCTCGCCTGGTATGACGCTCACGATGCCTGTATTAGCGAGGTCATATTGAGGCCCCTTAAGCGTCGTGAGGAGCTTTGCGGCATCCTCAGCGATGAGGCGCTCGAGGTAGTGCAGCTCGCCTATATCATAGCGCACTCTTAGCACGACACGAGCTCGCCTGCGACCTGAGAGCCCAGCCTCGCCATCATCGATCGCAAAGGCCTCGAGCCTTAACTCGAAATATCGCATCGTGTTTTGATGATGATCAAGAGGCCCGACTCGGCCTGAGCTGTTAATCGCGACAAAGCCATGATGTAGATCCGTCTTAGGCAGTACAGCCTCGATCTGATCCTCGAGATATGTGAGCGCTGCGTAAATGCCTTGACTCATCGGGCCCTCCCCTTAATTTTCTTGGTGAGCTCAGCCTGCACTGCTGACACTAGCACATTCACATCGCGAGGAGATAGACCGAGAAACTCGCGCTCAGCATTAACATCATAACCATAATGACGAACATGAGCAGCGAGGCCGATGATAAAGCGGCTCGCAGTCGCATCGAGCACTACTAGATTCTGCATAAGCGCGCCTGACAAGGTGAGGTCAACCAAAGCGCTTGAGCCAGCACCATGCTGCCTGCTCTCTCGCTTGTACTGGTCATATCCACCAGCATAAAACACAGTGCGACCGGTGCGCGACTTGCGCCCACCTTTAGGCTTTAGACGAGCTCCTCTGAGAGGGATATAGATTGGCTGAGTCGAGTATGGTGCGTATGATGCAAACTTGCGCCCATCTGCATCGATGCCCTGCGACGTGCGTAGCTTAATGGCTGCGAGCGTATTCTGAGCGAGGCGCGCAGAGTCTTTAGCAGTCCATAAGCTCGAGGGCAGATTCAGATTGATGCGCGCAGCCATTTAGTGCCTCATGCCTCGAGTCGGTGTAAAGGTCTGGTCGTATTGGGTCTTGCTGTAGCTGCGCCATGATGCGCGCATATCTCTGAAGCTGCCGCCTTTCTTGGCGATGTCGAGCTCTCCCTCATCGACTATGTTATCACCATCTCGATCGAGGGCGAGTGAGCGCAGGCTGATGTCGAGGAGCTGCATGCAGCGCTCGCGCATAGCGTTTGCTGTATCGAGCTGATTGATCGCCTCATACACTCGAGCGGCTGTGCAGTATGCGTGAGCGTTTGCAAAGCTCTCAGCGTTAAATACCTCATCCTCGGTTACATCGACCTCATCTTTGAGGTGATCTCGGATCATGAGGATGATCTCTTGCAGACTGGCATCGATCTGAGGCGAGAAGCTGCTCTGCCTCCTCGGGATCATATCCGCGAGCTGTGGAAATTGCCCGACGAGATCATCATGCGAGAGCCCGGTATCAAATGGGCGAGGAGTGATTTTAAGCAGGCCCTTTGCGAGGCGCTGCTCTGTCTGCTGTCCGAGGTCGAGTGTATAGCTGACCTGCCAGGGATAATACCCAGTTGTGTTAGTGATCGAGCTTGGAACAGTCGCATAATACAGACCAAAGACAAGCAAGGCGCTCTCACTTAGGTCAACCTCTCGAGGTAAGGGCTCAGCTAAGATCGCAGTTGTGCCGACCATACGCACGACAGTAACCGAGTAAATTGTATCGCCATCGGTAACGAGATGAGCCTTGATCTGATCAGCCTGCAGCGCTGTGGCTTGGCTGTCGACTGTGAGGGTGCGTCGGTCATTACCAATCGCTGATACAGTCGCATCAGCTCGAGTCTGAGTCATGACCACAGCTGAGGAGCTGCCGACTGTGAGCGAGGGCGCTGAGCCGAGAGGCCCAGGCGCAACCCACTCAAACACCATCGCCTGACTTGTAATCGATTTAATCATCTCGCGCCTCCTGCGTTGGCTCGGGTGATGTCTTGAGCTGTGGCCTTTGTAAGGTTAGCAGCCTCAAAGAAACTTTCGGTGATAGGTGACCAACTATGCCGGCAGTTATAACCGCCACCATAGGTTTTGACCGGCAGGCCCTGCCCATTATTAAGCCGCCTTATCTGCTTTTCATCGACCACCTTATTGATGAGAGGTCGGCAAAAGTCACGAGTCTCGCCATCGCGAGGGCCTGTGTATAGATAGAGATCGAGCTCAAGCTCAGCAGCTGCCGAAGCTTGAGCGCTGCGCCCGACTGAGGCGAGCTGAGTGCGAGCGACTGTGAGCTGTCGACCGGTCGACTGCTCGAGGCGCTGTGCTAGTGGCGTAAGTGCCTGAGCCACAGGCACACCCACCGAGATTGATTGCAGAGATGAGCGCACAGAGGCGAGCGAGTCCGGTAAGATGACATCATCAAAGACTGCCTCGGCTGCACTGATACCGACGAGCCCGATCTCGGGCATGTCTCCTATATCAGCGTCTGCGACAATTACCTGCAAAGTATCGAGCGCAGCATCAATGATGCGTTGCTCTGCCTGCATAAAATCATCGACTGCGAGGCCGAGGCCCGAGCGCACGATGAAATCGAGCAGCTGCTCTCGAGGTAGTGAGAGGAGCTGCTCAGCTGATGTGAGCTCAAGCGCGCTGCGTAGGTTGCTCACCATCTCTCGCTTGGCGAGTTTGAGCGCGAGCGCCATCTGCCGCTCGGCTCTTACCTCTGCCTTAAGCTCTTTGACCTTAGCGAGAATAAGGTCACGCTGTGGCCCTGGTGGTAGCTCACGCGCCTGCGCGCTGAGATCATCGACCGCTAATTGATCAGCGTCTTGTCTCTCAGCGAGCAGGGTTGCATGAGGTCGACCACATGAGCAGAGCACTATACCTCAGAGGCCTAGAGGCAGTCAGTCAAGACAAAGCCGAGGTTGCCATCGATGACCTTGATGAGATTGCTCTCGTCGGCCCAGACGTTGCGACGAGTCAAATCGAGAGCGTCATACTGCCCGGCTTTCATGTCCTCAAAGGTCATGTTTGCGGCAGCGATCGGCATCATTCGCACGCCCGACTTGCTCTGCACAGCATCGCTGCCATGCAAGATGCCCATAAAGAGGCTGTCGTTTGTCCAGATGTAGCCCTCTGAGCTAGTCGCGCCAGGCACTGCAGTATCTTGGCGAGCTGCACCGACGAGAATATTAGAGATGCCGAGGATATCGCGCAGGGTGCTGATGACAGCCTCATCACTAAGGATAAGGTTGCCGCTCGCGACACCATTAGGAGTTGTGCCAGCCTGAAAGTAGCCGCGCAGCTCAGGAGAGCGAGCGAGCGCCCTAAAGAGAGTACGACCCATGATGAGGCTGTCTGGGTTGATCCCATGCGCGTTCTCAAAGATGGTATCCTTGAGCTCATGCAGGTAACTGAGAGGCTCAGCGCCTGCAGCGTCGAACTTACCACCAAACTGAGCAGTTGAGGTCGCAGTGTTAAAGTTAGCGCCATCAAAGAGGACATCAGCAGCGCGCTTCTCGCGAGCAAGCTTCATGACGCGTGCGACCTTCTTGACGATGCGCGCCTCCTCAGAACCAGGGTACTGAGAATCGATAATATCCTCCATCGCGATGCTGTCCTCGGAGCTGTAGATCTCGCACTTGTAAGTAGTGCTAGTGCGATCAAAGCCACCGATGCGAGCACGAGATGAGCCCGGAGCGCGCTGCAGGTCGAGGCCTGCGCCTGCGCCCATAAAGTTTCGAGATGTCTCGAGCAGGAGAGTACCAGAGCGCTGAGGCACTTTGACATTCTCAAGGACGCGATCAGCAATGAGCTGATTATCGGATGGGACTGCCTCAGCGACGAGGTTGGTTAAGATCTCGTCGACTGGGTGAATGTTACGATATGAACTAGCCATTTTAGATCACCTCCTATTTAAGCGAGTGGGGCGAGGCCGCGCTGAAAGACGATCGAAAACTGATCGTTTGCAGAGGCGCTGAGCTGGTTGATGTTGGGCAGGCTAAAGCCGACCGGATAATGAGTCGTGGCTGCCGCCTGCACAGCGCCTGCAGTCGTAACTGCGAGCACAGTGTCTGAGGTCAAGGTGAGGCTGCCGCCTGCGATCACCCGAGTCTCGCCTGAGACAACGACATCGACGACATCACCGGCAGAGCCAGCGCGCTGCGCGACTCCGATGATGGTATTAGCTGTGGGATCTGATGCGACTGCGATCTTGCCTGCGCTATCAATAGCGACCAGCGCGAACTCAGTAACAGCAGAGGCGCACACAAATGACTTGATGAGCTGATTCATGCTGATCACTCCTTAGTTAAAGACGCTGTTGTAAGCGTCTGGGTTGGTATCACGATAAACATTAAGGGCCTCGCTGAAGCTGAGATTCTTCTCGGCTGCGAGTGCCTTGACCTGCTCAGCGAGCGTTGCCTTATTGAGCTCAGCGCCTGAAGCGCCATGCCCGATCTCAGCGAGAGGTACTGCACTTGATGTCGGTCGATCGCTAAACATCTGCCAGAACTCAGGCATCTGCTCGCGCACGTCCCAAGCGCGTTGCGCTGCGCCCTCCTCAGATGGTGCGACCTTGCCCTCACGCAGGAGAGCTGAGACAGCCTCACGACGCTCGACATCGCGCTTCTCAGCCTCAATCACCTCGAGGCGCTCTGAGAGCTTTTGATTCTGAGTACGCAGCTGCATGACCTCAGCGAGGACATTGGGCGCAGCCTCGCTGAGCTGTGCAGGCTCGCTCATCTTGCGCTCTTTGTCATAACCGAGCTTCTCAGCCTCAGCCTTATCATCCTCAGAGGGCTTCTCTGCCATCTCCTCAGACTCATCATCCTCGAGCTCGCCTGCGAGCTTGGCCTCAGCCTCGCTGCTCATATCTTTTAACTTTTGCTCGAGCTCTTTGACCATCGCATCTTTCGCAGCGAGGGCAGCTCTGAGCTCATCGACTGACATGGTGCTTAAATCCATCGTCTCTTGCTCCTGTTCGTTTAGAGTTACCCGATCGATCTTGCTGTGCGATTGGGCTGGTCTGGGTGTAAGAGTGATAGCGAGCAGCTGAGCATCGCCCACCTTATCGCCACCATCTCGGGTGAATATCTCGCCATGCAGGTACTCAGGTGATGACCACAGGACACCACCAGCATCAGCAACGACTTTAAGGCCTCGCTCGTTATATGCAGGCACTGCATAGAGGCCATCAGAGCGCAGGTCGAGATCGACAATCATGCCGAGCGCGTTGCCCGACTCAGGTGGTGCAGGTGTGCCACCATTAAAGGGCGAGGTCGCGTGCTGCCAGTCGATGATAACTGGGTCGCTATCCCTGCGCTCATAGTACACTCGGCACATCTCCTCGAGGAGCTCTTGAGAGACAGGCGAGCCAATGGCCTCGCCATTCATGCGCGAGCTGACCTGACCGAGCGCGAGCGTCTTAAATGGCTTGCCGATCGTGAGGCCCTCTGGCACCTCATACGATGGGCGCTCGCTGAGCTGTACTGCCTCGCCATAGGCGCGCAGGGTTGTCTTTTCATCTGCTGCATTCATCTGCTTGACCACCTTTCGAGCCCAAGCGAAACCGGCATCGCCTCCCCATCCATCCCAAGCCTGCCGACCTTTGCCGTATTCATCCCACGTCGAGCCCTGCTTATCGACCTCATGCCGAGTAAAGTAAGCGAGCATCCTGCGCACAGTCTCAGGCGAGAGGCGCACGCCATTGATCAAGTCTCGAGCTCGAGCGATGCCGACCGAGGTCATGCCGCGCTGGCTTTGAGGCTTCTGAGCACGACGACGCAGAGCGCGCTCGGCTGCCTTGCGTGCGCCCTCGGGTGGCTTGAAATCAATGTGATCATATTTCTTAGGCGCGAGCTGCTGCGCCTTGCGCTTAATCTTTCGCACTGCGTCGCCTCCTCGCAGCCTCAGCGAGCGCTGCGATGCCACTACTTGCGCTGACTGTTCTCTCGATGGCTGATCGCTGTGCTTCCTCGGGCAGGTCGCCAGCTCCGAGTCGTTCCCTTATAGCTCGCTCGAGCTCGTCGTCTGGTGTCAGCAGCCCTGCTGTAACGAGCTGAGGCAGCATAGCGAGAGATTCTGCGAGGTCGTCGGTGTCGAGCCCGGTGTGAGTGAGGCGAGGGAGCTTGCTTGGATCGATTGGGCCGTAGTTCCATCTGATCAGCCTTCCTATGGTGCCACCGCCACGCCTATCAACCCCAGACACAACAGAGGCCACAATATCCAAAAGATTGATAGCAGCTCGCCTAAAGACACTTAAATGCACCTCACCTACTGAGCGCGAGCCTGTGTCAGTTATGCCGAGGTTGGCAAACTGAGCGAGGAAGGCCTGCGAGATTTGATTATCACACTCTTTGATAATGTCGAGAGGGCCTTGCGCATAGAGGTTGGGCGCGCTCGCATACTGATCAAAGCTTACGACAGGATTATCGACGAGATAGCTCTGCTCGGCTGAGAGGAAAGCTTGCGCCTGCGCCTCTGCGTCGTCGATCATTGCGTTAATGTCTGCGTCGGTTAAGCCATGCAGTTCAGCGACTGAGCGATCAACCTTGACTCTGGGAGTCGACACAGCCCATCGATCGACACCGACGCACATGAGGTTTGAAACCTTTTGCTTAGTGCGCCACCACCACCAGACAGGGCGCAGCATACCTGAGCCCTCAAAATTGCTGCCGGTGCGATTCAAGGCGAGCAGTAACAGCTTATTAGATGGTATCGGCTCAGGAGTGCGCCCGACACCAACGACCTGCTGCATCACACCATCGAGCTGCTGATTATCTCGAGAGAGCCAACGCAGATGCGCGCTCGGCTCGCGATCAGCATAGCGGTCGAGCCACACTCGAGCCTTGCCATTCTCATCGGGGCCGACTCGGTAGAGCTCCTCGGCATACCGATAACCGAGCGGCACAAACTCGAGCATGTAGCTCAGCTGCTCTTCCCAGCTCAGCGACATCTGCCCTGCATAGCCATCAAAGCCGAAAGCCTCATTAGCAAAGCGAGCGAGCTCGACTGCGATCGGGTCGCTGTCATCAGTACACTCAAAGCGCCAAGTCGCAGAGAGCAGAGTCTGCCTGAGCATGTGCCATGAGCGACGCACGACCGGATCGGTGCGCAGCATGTCCTCAGCCTCGCGCACCCAATTGAGCCCGGTTAGCTGAGCGTTGCGCTCATAGCCTGAGATCATGCCACCGCTGAGCTGCGTGCCGCTTATACCTCGCACAGAAAAGCGAGGATGCAAGGCGCGCATGTGGCGTGGTGCCTCATCGGTGTCTGCTGCATGGTCTAGCTTACGCATCGAGCCCTCAGTGCTAGGAGTCTCAGCTTAATCGTCGTGCTAGTCCATTCGTTATTGCTAGTGTGTTCATAAGTTGGTGACTTGTCAAGGCTTGTATGTATGCCACTCGCCTCGAGCTTTAAAGATGGCTAGATCGATCTCTATTGGCCTGCTGTGGCAGATGACTTGCGACCAGCGCCAATAATGCTCGCCCTCGCGAGGCACCCAAGATCGACAGCGCAAGCACCACTTGAAATCTCTGTGAGCGTATGTTATCAAGAAAGCCTCCTTGAATGGGGCACAGTCGGTCGCAATAACTCTACATCGATCAGCTGTCTCAGATGGCCTAGCAGGTTATGCGCTTGCTAGGCCATCATTTTATTTGTCATCTAACCTGCTGAGCTCTCGAGTCAAGTACCAGAGCGCCTTCTGCAGATCCTCTCGAGTGTCGTGCTTATGACCTGAGCGAGCGACGTATTTGATCACGTTGCCGAGGCAGAAGCCGAGGCCCCAAGCCTCAATCGCATCGATTACCTCGATGCCGCTCTGCGAGTGATAGTGGCTCGGATGATCGACGGAGGAGCTCATCAACTCATCTGCTGTGACATCGACGCGATCAAGCATCGGTTGCTCACTCATCCTTCATCGCCTCGAGCTTGGCCTCAAGCTTGAGGAGCTCGCGATCTAGCTCGTCAATGCGCTTGATGATCTCGTCTTGCTCTTGCCTCTCGAGGTCAAAGCGCTTGTTTGTGAACTTCCAAAGCATATACATGAGGCCGACTGTAACGACTGCGACGAGATTATTAGGATCAAGCAGCTTGTCTGCGAGGCCCGGTGTTAGTGTTGGATCTGCCATCTTAAAAGCTCCTCGGGTTGGTGTGGATGCCTGCGCGCCTGTTTCGGTTTGGCTTGCGTCGACTGTAGCCACCGGTGTCGACTGAATCTGCCCAGTAGTTAAATATGCAGTCGTATCGTAGAGCATCAAGAGGATCTTCTCGACCGTCTTTCTTAGGTTGCTCTTTGTTATCCCAAGCATAGGACATGAGCGCCTTGCGTAGACTGTTACCGCTTGCGCGCTCACCTTTGGCCCATACCTCTCGAGTGATGAGATAGCGCGAGCGATTGAAGGCGCGCTTGAGCCTCTGTACTCCGTTTAGTATGTCGGTGCGCGTCGGGTCGGTTGTCGACCTGAGCGGCATACCGATGCCACCTTGCTCGATAGGCTTGGCGATCTCGCGAAAAGCAGAGCGCCCAGTCTGATCGTTGCGCGCCTTGCCTGCTTTGTCAGCACAACCGGAGTCGAGCCAGATGCGAGGCCCGGGCGCTTGGTCGCGCAGCTCACGAGGCCAAGCGATCTGCAAGATCATGAGGCTGAGCTGAGCGATGGTCACTTCTTGAGGATTGAGCTCTGCGACGATCACCGAGGCTTCGCGCTCCTCATCATAGGCGAGTATAAGCACCGATGGCTTTCTAAAGCCCCAGTCGATGGCGATGCGCCCGGTCATCTCGGGCGAGTATTTAAAGTCGTCGATGATGTGGCGCTCGAGGCTAAACTCTCCATATACTAAGCCGCTTGGAGGCTTGGGCCGATTAAGCACCATAGCCTCGCGCTCATCAGGTGGCAGCATCTTGGTAGCCTCAAACCATTCATCACTAAGATTAGATTGATTAACGTATGAGGTAAACAGCAGAGGCGAGCACCCTGCATCTTCTGCGAGCTGACACCACCAAGCATCTGCGACCGGCAGGCCGACCAAGATGAGCGTCGGTGTCGGGCCAGAGCGCAAGCGACCGAGCGCTTTATTTGCGACCTCTGGGCCTAGTGTTTGGCACTCATCGATCAGCGCGACACCCGATGTGACGTTAATACCCTCGAGGGGATTGTGCGTCGCGTCGCGAGTGCCTGGTCGAAAGTAGGAGCGGCAGAGGACAGCTGAGCCTGTATGTGTATCTTTCCACTGCCTAAGAGTGTGATTGTAGACCCAGCCTCGAGGCGCGAGCCATTTCTCAATCTCGGGCATGAGCACCGAGTTATAACGCGCATTTGTATCGGTAACGAGCAGACTAGTAGTGCCTGGCCTCACCTTGCTGAGGAACCACATCGCAAAGATCAGCGAACTCGTCTTGCCGCTGCCCCATCCACAGCGCGCAGCGATGATACGATCAGCGCGCCTTATGCCTGCGATGACCTCTCGCTGCAGGTCGTTAAGCTGTAAGTCACTGCTCACGATCAGCCTCGAGGACATACTCGAGCAGGCGAGGCTCATCGATGGTGAGTCGGTGTGCGCGCTCGCCCTTGCGATAGCCTCGCACGATGCCGAGCTCGATTAGGGTTAGCACATGATGTCGCATAGCATACTCTGAGCAGTCCTCACTAGCAAACGAGCGCAGGAAAGTGCGCAGAGCTGTCGGCTGAGCAGGCCACTGTAGGACAGCGAGGAGAGCGCGCTGCATCTTGTGAGGCAGTTGAGATCGGGCGATAAGCTCCTCGATGCTCGTCTCAACTTTGGGCTGAGACCTGCGAGGCAGATGGGCGAGGGTGAAGAAATCGACAGGATCGACAGCAGAGCAGATCGCTCGGTCGAGCTCCTCGAGGCTAGACCAACGCGCTCGGCCCATAGGTGAGTCACGACCGACATCGCGGCCCCAGACTGCGACGATGCGAAAGGGTGTCGAGTAGTGAATGGCGGCAGCTTGGAAAGGCACCGAGTAAAGGCCGATCATTACCATCCATAGAGCATCATTCTCTTGAGCGAGGCGCTGCAGCTTAGTCAGGTCGCTGCTCATGTGATCGAGCACAGCGTCTGCGATCTCACCATCTGAGCGAGTGTCGGCTGGCTTGATGTGCCGAGTCTTGATCTCGAGCGCCATCGAGGCCGCGCTGTGCCTGCGCTGCAGTACGAGATCACAATACTTACCGGGCTCAGGCCAAGCAGGCCGACCGACCTCGATCGGATATTCTGCCAAGCGATAATTGGCCCAGTCTGCCGACTCGATCACTGACAACACCAAGCCTTGAAACCTGTTGTGAATACGCACAACAGCTGCGCGCATCTGCTCGGGTGTCCAGGTAGACACCATCGACGGCCTGTTGATCTCGAGCTTGTTTTGTGTCATGGTCGGCCTAACGCTTGCTTATGACTCTGGCTCAGTCTCTCGATGGTGATGCTCTGCAGAGGCTGAGTCAGAGTCAGGCTCTTTACTTACTAAGTGAGCAGTCTGCTCGAGCATGGCGATCACCTCGGGTATGCCGTCTTTCTGACTGGCTGATACTTGGAGCTCCTGCTTATCACCATAGCGATCGGGGCGCAGGCGCGCCAATATCCACATAAGCGCTCGGGTGTCATCTTTGCGAGTAGCCATCGAGCGCAGCTCAGAGAATACCGAGCCCTCTGCCGCAAACTGTGCATCATCGAGGGCCTGTGCAAAGTCCTCATGCTTATCGCGCCAGTTGTAAATCGTGCGCCTCGGGATATTGGCCCCGACTGCGCTCGCCTCTACGCTGTGGCCCTGCTCGAGGAGATCGAGAAAGTGTGCAGTCTTGTCTGCGTTGCGTTTGCTATATGGCCCGGTGGCAGGCTCGCGCGCGCTTGTGCTACCTGAGCCATCTATAATAAGAGCTTCTCGCTGTGCTAAGCCTTTAAGGTCGCTGCTCATACTGCCTCGCATAGATTTTGATGCGTCTAAAGATGCTTTGGGCTGTGTTTGGTATGATGTTACAGGCTCTAGCTAGCTCTGTCACCGATTCATACTTATGGATATTTTGAGCGATGGTGCGCTCATCGTCTGTTTTAGCTTGATCGATGTAGCTGTTCAGAATGAGCCCAATGTCATGATTTTCAATCCATCCATTCGGGTCATGATCATCTTGAATAAGCCCCCATTGATCCCAATCATCTGCTGTGTGATGGCTCATGCGATTGCGATAGCGCTGCACATAGTTGATTGCTCGCATGTTAGCGATGCGCCTGATCGCGCCACCACAGTTTAGATTCTCAAGCTTGTCGACTCCTCGGTCGAGAAGATAAATGCAGGTTTCGCTGTAGATATCCTCAGCTTCTTCAGGCCTCAAAGAGTAAACAATCTCTAACCCTCGCAGCACCTGTGATCTGATTTGCACAAGCTTGGCCCCGATGATCTCAGCGCGCTGCCTGCGCTCTACTTCTGAATACATAGTTACTCACTTTTCAAGAGGCTTTCAGCCCCAGCCGCCACCCTGACTGCCTGCCCAAGATGCTGAGCCCTGGTTACTGATCGGGTTACTCTCTGCTTTATGCTCGAGCTCGCGAGGCTTGGCCCCGACAAACTCCCAACCATCGACAACGATCTCGAGATCGATGCGCTTGACTCCATCCTTTTGCCACTCGCTCTGCTGCATCTTTCCCCACAGCGCGACAAATGAGCCAGAGTCGACATTCTTCAGGATGCTCTCGCCTGTCTTGCCAAATGCGACGCACTTGCACCACATTGTCGATTTCTCGCCACCCTTCTGCCGGACATCGACAGCGAGTGAAAAGCTCGCGATGTTGCCTTGACTGCCTCGAGATTCTGGTCGCTTGCCGATATTGCCACTTAACACAATTCGATTCATACTGTCTCCTCTAGTGATGCGAGCCGAGTCG